AATCCACCTGTACGTGATCGTATTGCAGCAGTACAAGCACTATTAGAAAATGGTAAAGGTCAAATTAGGCTTAATGTTCACCAACGATGTAAACGGCTAATCGAATGTTTAGAGCTACAATGCTATACCGATAAAGGCGAACCGGATAAGGAATCAGGTTTTGATCATATGAATGATGCATTAGGATATTTGGTATGGCGTGAATTTAACCCACTTTATGCGGCTGCGGGCCGTGGAACTGGCATTAGGTTGTATTAAAGATGCTAGACTAAAGTAGAACGATGCAAGGCTCATGGAACAACTGAATGCTGCAATCGACGAAATGATTGAAAGTGGCTCAACTATTGCCGAGGTGATTGGGTTTCTTGAAATAAAAAAATACAACCTGTTGCAGCAAGTTTTTATTGCTGACGATGATGAATGCGAAGAAGATGATGAAAACTGATGGTACACCATCACTAAGCAACGGATCTAATCATGTACACCGGTTACAACTTCTACGGGCGCACAACAGCAACACGTAAGGTTTCCAATGTTAATGATCCTAATACTGCGTGGTATGCCCAAGAGGCGCATTGGATCTTAATTGAAGACTTATTACAAGGCACTTATGGGATGAGACGCCGCCATCGGCGATATTTACCACAAGAACCACGTGAATTAGATGAATCTTACGATAACCGTTTAGCACGTAGTGTTGTACCACCGTATTACCAACGGCTTGAGCGGATGTTGGCCGGGATGTTAACACGTAAACCTGTACGATTAGATGACACGAGCGACATTATCCGTGAACAATTGTTTGATGTTGATTTAGAAGGTAATGACCTTAACGTATGGACGTATGAAACTACACGTAAATTAGTACGTTATGGCCATATTGGTGTATTAGTTGATGCACCACCAACTGGTGGTCGTCCATATTGGTGTACATATACACCGAGACAAATTTTAGGATGGCGTACGGAAATAAAAGACGGCCAGAAACAACTTAGCATGTTGCGGTTACTTGAATCTGTATTAATACCTGATGGTAAATATGGCGAAAAAGCAGTAGAACAAATTAGAGTATTAACACCAGGTGCATATCAATTACATCAAAAACAAGATAAAGGTACGTTTCAAATTATTGATGAAGGCACTACTAGTATTCCTGAAATACCATTTAGTATTGCATATTGTAATCGTGTTGGGTATTTAGAATCAAGACCACCGCTAGAAGATATTGCTGAATTAAATCTTAAAACTTATCAAATCCAATCAGATCTTGATAACCAATTACATATCTCAGCAGTACCGATGTTAGCATTTTTTGGTTTTCCATCTGCTGCTGAGGAAGTATCAGCAGGGCCAGGAGAAGCAATTGCATTTCCTGCTGATGGCCGTGCTGAATATATCGAACCAGGTGGTAGTAGTTTTGATTATCAGTTCAAGCGTCTTGAACAATTAGCAGCGCAGATTAATGAGCTTGGATTGTCGGCGGTATTAGGACAGAAGCTGGGTGCTGAAACAGCAGAAGCTAAGCGAATTGACCGTAGTCAGGGCGATAGCACTATGATGGTGATTGCACAAAATATGCAAGACATGATAGATAATTGTTTACAATATCATGCACAATTTTTAGGCAATACTGAAGCGGCTGGCAGTTGTTTAGTAAATCGTGATTTTATTGGTGCAAGACTAGAACCACAAGAAATCCAGGCATTATTACAACTCTATACTGCTGGTACTATTACACAAGAAACATTATTGCAACAGCTTGCTGATGGTGAAGTATTGGGTGATAATTTTGATATTGAAGAAGAACTAAATGCAACTGCAAATGGAGGGTTGAATGACACCAGCGGAATTATATCGTAATGCGATTGATTTAAATCGATATAGCAATAGTGTTGCCAAACAAATAATAATAACCTATAATGATATTATTATTGATGCCGTTAATCAGTTGCGAACAACTGATGAGTTGGCAGCACCAACTAAAGCGGCACGATTACGTGCAATACTTGCACAACTAAAAGATAGCCTTAACACATGGGTTGGCGGTAGTATTACATTATTATCTGCTGAATTGCAAGGATTAGCAGAATTACAATCAGATTTTGTTACGGAACAATTGCGTAAAGTATTACCAGCCGGGATTCGTACTGCAGTTAATACCGTAGAAATTAGTCCACAATTTGCGCAATCAGTAGTAACAACTGATCCAACGCAGCTAAATGTGGTGGCGCTTAGCGATGATTTATTTGAGTCGGTCTATGGTACAGAAGCATTGGCGCGACAGGTTGGCACTGGTACGTTTAACTTAACCGCAACTCAAGGTACAATGATTACGTTACCAAATGGAAAAGCAGTTGAAAAAACATTTCGTGGTATTGCAGAAGATCAAGCGGAGCGGTTCAGCCAGGTAGTACGTAATGGATTATTAACAGGTGAAACCACTCCATCTATAGCCAAACGGTTAATTGGTAAACTACAGTTTGGTGATTATGGCCCGTTATCAGTACGGCAATTAGCGGCTGCAGGCGGTGAACTAACAGCAGTGGCTAATAATCAAGTAATTACATTGGTTCGCACTAGCATCAACGAAGTTGCTAATGCAGCGAGCCAACAAGTGTACAAGGCTAATCAAGATATTACTAAAAAATATCGTTATATTGCAACGCTTGATACTCGTACCAGTAGCATTTGCCGTGCATTAGATGGCCAAGAATTTGAATATGGCAAAGGTCCAACACCACCGCAGCATTTTAATTGCCGCAGCACTACTGTTGCAGTTATAGATTATGAAGAGTTAGGCTTTATACCACCGGCCAAGAGTACACGTGCTAGTGCATTGGGTCAAGTACCAGAAGACATGACATATGGTGAGTGGCTGTTTAAGCAAGATGCAACGACTAAGGCTAAAGCATTAGGAGTAGAAAAGGTGCCATATTTTGAGATGCTATCAAAAAAATATGGACCAAGGGTTGCTATTGCAAAACTTGTCCGAGACGATGGATCTGAGCTATCATTAAGTGACCTACGCAAACGTTACGGTGCCCAAACCTAAAAAGCCTGGCCTTTACGCTAATATCCACGCCAAGCAAGAACGTATTGAAGCTGGTAGTAAAGAGCGCATGTCACGTAAAGGTGACCCAGGCCGCCCTACTGCTGCTGATTTCAGGGCTGCCGCTAAAACTGCTAAAAAGCCAAAGCGCAAATGAGCATCACCTATCGTGGTGAGCAATTTGAAGGCTATAACAAACCAAAGCGCACACCAAACCACCCTACTAAATCACATGTAGTATTAGCAAAAGAAGGAGAAACTATAAAATTAATACGATTTGGCCAGCAAGGCGTAAGTGGATCACCTGCACGGGAAGGCGAATCAAAAGCCAACAAAGCACGTAGGGCATCATTTAAAGCACGTCATGCTGCTAATATTGCCAAAGGTAAAATGTCAGCAGCATATTGGGCAGATAAAGAAAAATGGTAGTAGTATATAAATGCCAAAACATTTGATTAGATCAATGTCCGAAGAAAACCCTACACCAGTGGACGAAACGCAAAAAAGCATTGAAGCACTGGAGCGTAAAAATCAAGAGCTAATTGCTGAATTAAATGCGGCAAAAAAAGCACCAAAATTACCAGAAGGTGTAAATGTTGAAGAATTGCTCGAATTCAAACGTCAAGCCGAACAAACCGAACTTGAAAATGCTGGTAAATATGCCGAAGCAAGGCAGGCTTTGGAGCAACAGTTCCGTGAGACGCAGGCGGAAAAAGACAAGCGCCTTAGTGAACTCGAAAATCGAATTAAAGAATTAGAACTGGTCACACCAGCAATTCAAGCATTAGCTGATATTGTTCATGATCCAGATATTATTCTGAAAACAAAATTAAATTCTGATCAAATTGAACGAGACCCTGATGGTGCGGTTGTCGTAGTAAATGGTTATGAGCGTATACCGATTGGTGATTGGGCAAAGACGTTACCAGCTTGGATGCAAAAGCAACCCAAACCCCAGGGCGGTGGTGCACCAACAAATGGCACACAAAGCGGATTGCCGCCAGGCATCAAAAATCCATTTTCGAAGGAATCATTTAATTTGACGGAACAGGCGCGGCTGTTTAAGACAGACCGTGAGTTGTATGACCGTTTGAAATCTATGCGCTAGAATATCGATAACCGGCTACGCTGGCATCAGGGCTGCGCCCTAACTGTAAACCATTTTTTTGAGGATTCATGGCAACTGTACGCTCTGACATCATCATCCCAGAAATTTTTACTCCATATGTTATTGAACAATCCACACAACGTGATGCCTTCTTGGCTTCCGGTGTTGTTCAACCAATGGCGGAGTTAAATGCTGCCGAGGGTGGTGATTTTATCAATGTACCATTCTGGAAGGCCAACCTGTCCGGCGATTTTGAGGTGCTAACCGATAGTTCCTCACTGACCCCCGGCAAAATCACTGCTGACAAGCAAGTTGGCGTGATCCTGCATCGTGGCCGTGCATTTGAATCTCGTGACCTAGCAGCTCTTGCTGCTGGCGCTGATCCCATGGCGGCTATTGGTGCCAAGATTGCTGATTACATTGCTAATCAACGCCAAAAGGATCTATTGTCTTGCTTGGCTGGTGTGTTTGGCACCATCGGCAGTACTACTAGTGCTGCTGCTTTCTTTGGCTTGACCATTGACGGCGAATCGGGTGATACGCCAACTACCCTGTCGCCACGACACATTGCCGAAGCCAAATCACTTCTTGGCGATCAAGGCGACAAGTTGACCGCTATTGCAATGCACAGCAAGGTCTATTACGATTTGGTTGAGCGCAAAGCGATTGATTATGTAAGCGCCGCTGATGTGCGTGTTGCTCCTGATACCAGTATGCCTGATGCCTTTGGCGGCAGCATCGCTACTGCTTATAGCGGCGACTTTAATGTTCCAACGTACTGCGGGCTGCGCGTCATCGTTTCTGATGATGTGCAAACCGATGGAAGTGGTGCTACCACTGAGTATGCCACCTATCTATTTACCGCTGGTGCTGTCGCCTCTGGTGAACAGATGGCAATGCAAACCGAAACTGACCGTGACATCCTCGCAAAGAGTGATGCTATGTCGATCGACTTGCACTATTGCTACCATCCGATTGGCGCCAAATGGGACGTGACTACCACAAACCCAACTCGTGCTCAACTGGCGACAGTTGGCAACTGGGCGAAAGTGTACGAACTCAAGAACCTTGGGATCGTACGTGCCACAAACACCTCTAACTTTGATTAAGGTAAACAATCATGCCATCTTCTATTTTTGAGCTGACTTCTGACCTTTCGGTTCAGGAGATTGCACTAAGTAAGCATCCTGTAAAGGCTGCTGCTAACGAAGCAACCACTTTGACTGCAGAAGAGTGCGTTAATGGTGTTGTGACCATGACCCCTACTGCGGGTCGTGCTCTCACTACACCTACTGGCACCGAATTAAAAACCTACATCGGCGCCCCGCTGGAAATCGGAACAACTTTCGAACTGATTGTAGTAAACGTGGCTGCTGCTACTCATGCCATTACTTTAACCGCTGCTGCATCGGGTATTACCCTTGGTGGCGTAGCT